CAGCCTCGGTCTCGTGGGCTCGGAGAGGTGTATAAGAGACAGATGCCGAGCATGGTCTGGTACGGGCGTCTCACGGATGGAGCGCCGGCGCTCGCGATGATGTCGCTGATCCACGCCTGGACCTCGGCGCGGGTGATGGTGCCGATCCGACGATCGGCCCAACGCTCCTCGCAGTAGAGTCGCCATGCTTCCGTGGCGTTGACCCGTGTGGTTTCCTTCCAAAACGGCCATTTCTCCTTCAGCCATTGCTCGTAGAGGTCTCCAACACGTCGTTTGCCGTCCTCCGGGTCAACATAGCTGTTGGTGGCCTTGGCGATGGTGACGTGCTCGGCCGCCCAGTTCTCCGCGTCGATCTTGCGGCGGAAACCCCTCTTGTCGGTTTGCGTGCTGTCGGGTTTCCGGTAGCGGTTTTCGCCCTTTGAGGTTTTGTATCTGGTGACGTTCGCCATCAGTCCACCTCCATGCTGTCCACTTGGAATCTCAGGGTTGGTCGGATAGTATGCGAATTAAAGGAAAGGTATGGTCGATGGATAATGAGCAACAATCCAATCCTGAAGGGCATGACGAGGGGCGCGCAAATAGTAGTGACTCGCAAGGTGGAGCGGAGGTCGTTCACGCCGGCGACAGCAGTACAGCTCCAGACGAAAGCCTGGGAAATGGTGGGCGACAGCCTGCGCAGAGCGATGGACAAGGAATCGACCTCAACGCGATAGCGATTGCGGCACGCTCTGGCCCACTGCCTTCCGTCGAAGAATACGCAGGTTATGAGAGGGTACTTCCCGGTGCCGCTGATCGCATACTGGCCATGGCCGAAAAATCGTTGGACGTCGAGATATCGGACAGAAAAGCAGCAACAGCAATGGAGGCCGCTGACCATAAGGCCGAAAACCTCAGTATGCTCATTACTTCCGTTGCCTTTTCGTTCCTGCCTTGGATGGCCTTTGGAGCCGCTATAGTTTGCGCGGCCTTTGGAAACAATGTCGGTACGTTCATTGGAAGCATAGTTGGCGTCTTTTCCGCTGGTCCTCAGCTTATTGACGCCGTAAAACGTAAACGCAAATAGCATTTCGGGTATGCTTCGCCCCGTGTAGGATAAGGGGTGAAGCGTCCTCCTTTCCAATAAGCAAGCTGGTCGATGTTTCAACCGCCCTGTTGACGCTGCAACGCCGACAGGGCATTTTTTATTGTTTGGTGGTTTTGACGGTGATGGTGGTGCCGAGCGCGGTGGTCTCCCAGCTCACGCCGTCGGCCTCGCTGTAGGTGAAGTCCTTGGTGGCGTCCTGCGAGGCGAGCAGGGATTGAGCCATGGTCTCGGTGTCGCCCTGGCTGGTCCACTTCCAGTCGCCGGCCTCGGTCGGGGCCTGATAGGTGCCCTTCCAGTAGAGGCTCTTGGCGTCGGTGCCAATCCAGTTGACCTCGATGGTGTCGCCGCTGATGGTGGCCTCCATGTACGAGTTCGGGTCGTTGGAGTTGGTTTGCTTCCACGTGCCGGTCAGGTCGGCCGGCTGGGGCTTGGGCTCCTCCTTCTTGGTCTCGGTCTTTGACGTGCCGTCCGTTTTGGCCGGCGCGTCGGATGTGGTGTTTTCCCGCAGGCGGTCAGTCCGGCGAGCAACAGTGCCGCTGCCAGCAGTGCGATTGTCTTTTTCATGGTTTTCTTCTTTCTTAGTGGATTATCTCGCTGAGGATTTGTCTGTAGTCTTCGATGACTTGGACGGTGACGTTGAGCTCGCTGGCCATTTGGTGGGGTTGCCGCCGTACATGCGTTCCGCCAGCGCGTACTCTGCCGGGTCGATGAGCAGCAGGGCGGTCCGCCGCCGGCAACGCCGTTCGATCCGACTGCCCTCGCACCCTTTCGACGTGTCGTCGTCATGCGCCCAGTGGACGAGCTCGTGCACCAGCGTGCAGCGTTTGCGCGTGTAGGTGATGCGCCGGTCGATCAGGATCGTGTCCGCTCCCTGCGATAGAGCCCGTCCAGCCTGCGGGGCAGGAGGGCGCTGGCCACGGTCAGACCGGGCGCGAATCCGTACAACGCCATACGCATCTGCCCGTAGCTCAACGAAGAGCTTATCAGCAGTCGGGCGCTCATCATCTTTCTCGCTTCCTCTCAAGGAACATGTCCAAAAACGGGATCTCTCAGCTTATCTTGTCCAAGGCGTGTATCGCCTTGGCGGCAAGATCATTCTGGGCGGGATTCTCCGTGAATTCCTGATATCTCTCCTTGCTCTTCTCGACCATGTCTGAGAAGTACAGGAATCGCGCATTGAAGATGCGAACGCGATCGTTCGCGGCCTTTACAGGCATTATTTCGTCTTTTATGTCGCTGTACACGTGCTTGACAATGATTATCACATTGACTCTTGCGTCAATTCCTGAATCGTTCGTGTACGCATGCGAGCCAGAACCAGCCCGCGCGTCAGCTTGCTGCAACAGCCGCGTCATTGCCCGAGCATATTTCTCAATTTGCAGCGTCAGTTCGCTTATCTTCACCTTCCTTCCGTATCGTTTGAACTCGACGATGACTTGTCGTCCGCCTCCGTCCAGGTATTTGATGTCGAGCCGGTCGTCGGCGGCGTCGTCGCTGAAATCCAGATTGAATTGTTCCTTCGCTATCCTTTTGAAGGACTGTTCCTTGACGAGGTCTTCCGTCGCACGCTCCCATGACGGATCCAAAAGCCATGGGTTTTCCGCGATGAAATCCCTAGTCCTGTTTTCGAGTTCATTGTGGTCCAACAGATCTTCCAGCTTGCCGATGACGGAAAGCCTCGTCCTGATTATTTGGCCATACTCCAGTTCCTCAAATCTGGCATACGAGGACAGTATGGTGAATAGCTGCGCCTCACTCATCGTGTCAACGTCTTTGAGCTTGTCTATCTCATCGTTCTGCTGCAGTTTGTAGAAGGCGGCGATTGACGACTGATACAGGGAATTGCGGTCGTCGTCATTCAGGCCGTCAATGCTGGATATCCGCGAAATCATCTTCTGTGCGGGTCTCCTGCGGTCCGACGGAAGCGAGGTAATCCATTCCCTGACCTCAGGAACGCTCTCATAAAGGGCTTTGGTGGTTGTATCGCTCCTCAATTCCGACCACTTGTCCGATGCCGCGTTGAATATGTCCTTCATCTTCGCATTGAACGCGCGGACCCGCTCATCGTCCTCGACTAGTCTCTGCCTGTCCGACGTGGCAATGTCCTCCTGATCATCCTGGTCCAGGAAGTCGGCTTGGATCTGACCGGTGACATAGCTTGCGAAATGCTTGTCAAAATCGAGGTGATCCAATAGTCCCTCTTGGATCGGCCTCTTTCTCGCGAGAACTATGATGTTCTTCATGCTCTCGTCGTCGGCTTCGAACACCCTGTCGGCGGGCTTGGCAACGCTTCCTATCCATCCGGAGATACGCCAGTCATCATGCCCCGGGATACTTGTGTCTTTGATGCGGTTTTCGGCTTCGGCGGACACCTGCACTCCGTCCGGCAGTTCGTAATCCCCCAGATACCATATGTACTGCAGTTTCTGGAGATCGCCGCGATCCTCGTACGTGACCGGCTCACCGTTGATTTCTATGACGAATCTTCCCTGATCCTCGGGCAGGTTCGCAAGGCCGAGGACGTCGAAACGCCTCGCCAGCCTCCGGCGCAGGGCCCGTTCGGTAATGGATACCCGTTTCACCCTCAGATCGGAAAGAACAATTTTCGTCCCGTTGGCACGGTCGCCGAATTCCGCGGCGGCGTCGGCCAGCGGTTCCGGGTGGTACTCCCTTCCTGCGGGATCGGTGTTGCGGATACTCTTCTCCATTTCCTTCGCGTCGATGGTGAACCCGTGAGACGGGCCATCCTGTTTTCTCGAGGAAACGACCATCTTGTCCGCGAGGGAGAACGCGGACAGTTTGCCAATGCCCTTCCGTCCCATGTAGGGACGCTTGAATCTGGGCGAAGCCATGCCTTCCACGACTCTTTTCCGGTATCCCACTGTCAGGAACCGTGAGTTGAGTTCCCCGTCGGTCATGCCGCACCCGTTGTCCAAGATCGAGATGGAATTATTCGGATCGAACTGGATCTCAACGCGGGTGGCGTCTGCATCCCATGCGTTGGCGACGAACTCCGACAGCACTGCTGCCGCGTTCGAATACAGGTTCCTGCCCAGGGAATCCACCGTGGCGATGTCGACGGTCAGCGTGTATTTATCATTCATTATCCTGATTCCTCTTTTCCTTTTCCACTGCGACGATCTGGCGTGCGATTGCCTTGCCGAACACGGGAGGCACCGCGTTGCCGATAAGCCGCCCGACGTTGGTGAACGTGATGGGCTCTCCCGGCTTCGTGAACATGAACGAGTCCGGGAATCCCTGCAGGCGTGACGCCTCGCGGAGAGTCAGCGTCCTGTCCTGCTCGGGGTGGGTGAATCGCCCGGCGCCGGGATTGTAGGACTGCGTAGTGATGGTCGGTGAGGGTTTGTCCCATTCCATACGTCCATAAAACGATTTGAACGTGGACCCGGTCGTTTTTTTCTGGCATTCCAGCAGAAGCTCTTCCGGCCAGTCCTTCCATGTGCCTCCCGGCTCGGAGGCTTGTATCCGCCGGAGGTTCAATGGAGTGAGATTACGGGCGAAATGCAGCCGGTCGTCCGGATCATGCTCTCCGGCGGACAATGGCGGGAGATCCTGAATCGCATCGGAGACGGTTCTGTATGAGTCCTTGTCGACTGTCGGGGATGGGATAGGGACGTCTGTTCCCCGTCCGGCGAGCAGCACAAGCCTTCTGCGCCGTTGAGGCAGACCGTAGTCGGGGCCGAATAGCACGGAATGGGCGACCTGATATCCCGTTTCCCGAAGGATCGACACGAATTCCTCGAAGACCTCGGATTTCTGGAGTCTGGGCACGTTTTCCATGGTGACGTAGTCTGGGGTCGTTTCCCTGACAAGACGCCCGAACTCCAGAAGCAACGGCCATGACTGTTCCTGCGACGTGTCCACTCCACGCCGTTGCGACGAGAATGGCTGACATGGCGCACATCCGGCAAGCAGACGGACACTGGAACGGCCCCACAGTCGCTTCAATTCATCGCCCGTGACCTCACGAACGCTTTCCCGCACGAATTTGGCCTTGATGTTCTCCTCATATGGGTAGGCGCAGGAAGCCGCGTTGTCTATCCCCGCAACGACACGCACGCCGCCCTGTTTCAGACCGAGCGACAATCCTCCCGTGCCGCAAAACAGGTCAATGGCCGATATCACAGTTCTTGTCCTCATGAATCCCCACTATAAACAGAATCAAAGAGATCAATCACCCATTTACGCGGGTTCGTCCCCATCACCATCGAATTTATGCTCATCTTCTAGGGCAACGATGTCCATGTCTCCTCGATGGAGTTTCTTGAGTGTTTCGTCTATTCGCGCCTGCTCATCATCAACAAGGCGCTCGCCAGCGAGCGCAGTCTTGCATTCTCCCATTTCCTCGATAAGTCGCCGGTAGGCTGCGTTGAAGACTTCGCGCGGGTCTACGCCGAGCAGTTCGCAGGTGTTGATGAGCGCTTCCATCGGCATTGACGGCTTGGCGTTCAGCCAACGGGAGTACCCTGACTTCGAATGTCCTAATTTTTCAGCGACATCGGCCTGGGATGTCTCATGGCGCGCAAAGCTTGCCTTTAGCTCTAACCCAATTAACTGGGAAAAGCGATGGCTTCGTTCATCTTGAATCTTGCTCATGTGAGTACTTTACATCTCATATAAGGCAACTGCAATTCATAATTTGCAACATGATTGCACATTTGTGACACGCCGGCATTGACAGTAATCGAACTTGGCTATAGCGTTGCTCACATGAGCAATGTTAATGCATGGGTCGGCAATCGTGTCGATGAAAAAATTCGCGAAAAAGGCATGACGAAGCGATTCGTGTCGGAGAAGTCTGGCATGCCCTACTCCAGTCTCAACAGCAAGCTCAAGGGGTACCGAGGCTTCGACCTTGATGACATCCTTGCGCTCGCCGAAGCCATCGGAGAATCCCCGTCGGAACTCCTGCCGCCACAATTCACCAAAGACGTTCCAGCGCTCGCCGAAGGAGAGGTGAAGTGATGGGCAATGACATCTCCGTCGTGGAACTACGTTCAATGAACAACGATCAGATTCACCGTTTTGCCGCGCTCGTCAACGAACCGGAAAACACTCTGGCGAACATGTCGGACGACCCGGTGCGTATCGAGACATACCCGGGAATCGGCCCGCAAATCATTTCCTATCGGAAAATCGTGCGAATTGACGATAATGTGCTTGCCGCCTTGTTCAGTGCAGATACTGAGGAGACGGCTTCGTCACCGAATGACGCTCCCCGGATTCACCCGGAAGGGACCAGGTGATTCTGATGTCGGCATACCCGTCCTCGCACATAATCGCCTTCTCCATGAACATGAACCCGATGGACGATCCCTTGGATATGTTCCCCAGCTCGTATTCCTTGCCGCTCGAAAGCACCACCCGAACGTCATGGGCATCAAAGGCGTTCTCGTTCGCGACGGCATACTTGAGGTTCTGCACTTGGTATATGTCCCACTTCGGGACACTGGCGGTCTCCTCGGCCAACCGGGCCTGCGTACGCTGCGCGGCAAGCTGTCCACGCAACGCATCGGCTGAATCCTCAGCCGTCTTGACCTGCGCGCGAAGCGCATCCACCGAATCATTCGCGGCCTTCAATTGGCCTTTGAGCACCTCAAGCTGGGCATCGAACTTCTCCTGCGCATCCTTGGCCTCACGTTTCGCGGCTTTGCCCTCCAGACATTTGGACGTGAACCACGCCACCGGGGAGAGCACGATTCCCAGAACCGTGATCGCCAAGTCCATCCAGGCTGTCGGGTTCTGCGCGAAATCCCCCTGTATCAGATTCCACAACCATGTGACCATCATCGACTTCTTTCTCATAGGAGCATTCATGATGAATCTACCGCATCATGCGTCCCATCGTCCCATCCGCACCGCAACCATTCCGGCGCTCGCCGAAAGCGAGGTGAAGTGATGACTGTGTTCATCAGTGTCGCAGCCGCATCAACCAATCTCGTGGTTTCGTTCATCCTGCTGATTGTGGAGCTCCACAATCGCCGGGAAATCAGAAGGGTGTCCCGTTACGCCGAAGCACATTATGGAACACCCTCGTTTGCCCGGAACGTCCGCGAACCTACTTCTGAGAAACGCGTTTCTGGAAGTTCTTGTATTCATCGGAGCCATCATCATTGACCACGACGGATACGGATGATTCCGAGTGCAGAGCGATGGCTATCGTGCCTCCCGGCAGATCAAGCGATTTATTCTCAACGAGCTCGAAGTACACCACTTTCCGCTCACCGGGCTTCAATCCCTTTATCGTCTCCACGATTTCATCGAACAGTTCGATGACACCGCGAAGAGACCCCGGAAGGACATTGCCGTCAACCTCGACATAGTTCTTGGTCCTGTTGTCCATTTTTTCACCTCCTCTCATTGCTGGTAGTACGCAATATCCAGCTTAGGGGGAGGTGATCCAACACGAAAAAAGGAAAAACCAATGAGCGAGAAACTCACCATCGCAAACCCTGAGGACGGGAACCGTCCCCTTTCCTATCAGGCTCTCAGCCATGGCATCGATGAATTGCGTCTGGGTGACATGGGCATCACGGACGCGGTGTGGCGCGGCCCGCACAGCGAGCTCGTGGCCCTGGCCCGTCGAATCCTCGATGCGGAGGCCGGACGATGAACGCCGAGGATTACGGACAGCACGCGAGCGGCTACAGGAGGCCCGAGCCCGACGAACTGTCTCGTGGCTTCACGGTCCGGTTGATTCTTTGGGCCGTGGTGTTCGCCTGCTGCATCGGCTGGGTGATGTCTCACGCCGGTTGCGCGCATCCCATCGGCAATGGCATCACCTCCCTTATGGGATTCGGTTTCGTGCCATTGCGGCTCCTGTGCCTCGTTTTGAGCGAGGCGGGAGTCGAATAAAGGCTTGCCGGGGTTCCTATTCTTTCCTTCCCCGGCAATCGACAAGGACAGTCGCTAACACCATTCGCGTCGCACCCCATCCCCAGCGGGTGCGGCGCACGGGGCCGGCAGGTTCGCCCCCGCTGGAGATCGCGGTGTCATGTACGCGCGGCAAACAGCGGGAAGCCGTTCGATTCGGCACGGTCCACGCCCTTCGGGGGAAAGAAAAAGCCCACGCGGCAACGTGGGCGAAGCAAAACAGCTACAGGAGAAAGGATACCACCATGAGCGCCATGATTCCGCCCGACATCGTCCAGGACGGCGTCGCCTACTGGAAGGCAGACAAGGTGAGCGCCTATTTCGGGGGTTCGCCCACCGTGGGCACGCTCGGCGTATGGAGATACCGGGGCGAAGGCCCGAAATTCGTCAAGCTCGGCGGCAAACGCGAGCACCGCAAACGCGATACCCGCCGCGTCGCCTACCCGGTCAGGGAGGTGATCGCCTGGGGAGAACAGAACGGGCTCCAGCAGCAGACAGTGGCCGCATAGAGATGTGGTGCCCCATCACCGATGAGGGCATGTCATGGCCTCCGGCCGACCTGATCGAGGAGTTCTGGGACAGGATATGCGACCGCAACAGCCAGACGGCCAACCCGTACATCTACCTGCTGCCCTACGCGGAGCAGGTGGACGTGGACCGTCAAAACAGGAAAGTGAGCGCGCTGGTGGAATGCGCGTCCAAAGCCGATTACAGAGGAGGAAAACCGAATTGAGTGAGACCAAGGAAAAACCGGAGCGATCCAATGCGGCGGATGTGGCGGAGAGCCTGCTGCTGGCGTTGGACGCGGGGCCGAACAAGCCCTCATTGCCAGTGTTGGAGGCGATGCTCGCCGAAGCGCTGAAGGCCAACGACGTGATATTGGTGCGCGCCTTCGCCCAGCCGCCGGCACCGCCCGCACAATCCAAGACGTCCGATGTGGAGGCCGAGCTGGCCGATGCGCGACGTGAACTCGCGCATGAGGCGTACGGCGCCGCTTCCATGCTCGCGGACGGCGTGATGGACGACGCCGACTGGGAGCTGTTCGATTTGGCGGACGAGGTGCGAGGCGCGGCGGTGGAGTTGCTGCGCGCGTTGGACGGTGAGGCGTGATGGCCGGCGAGACCATGCTCACGATCATCGGCAACCTGGCGCGCGACCCCGAGCTGCGCACCCTGGGCAACGGCAGCACGGTCGCGAACCTGACCATCGCATCGAGCACCCGCCAGTTCAACCGCCAATCGAACCAGTGGGAGGACGGGGACACGCTGTTCATGAACTGCTCCGCATGGGACAGCCAAAGGCAGAAGTTCGCGTCGAACATCGTGGCCACCCTGGCCAAGGGCATGAGGGTCATCGCCAGCGGGCGTCTCCAGCAACGCTCGTATCAGGCGCAGGACGGCTCTCAGCGCACGGTGACCGAGATGCTGTTGGAGGAGATCGGGCCCGCGTTGACCCGTGCGACGGCGCAGGTCACGCGCGTGCAGGCCGGAGGCGGCTACGCGGGCGGCAGCACGTACGGCGACCCCAACCGAGGACCCGCGCAGAACGGCTGGCAGAACAGACAGCCGCAGTCTCCCGCACCGGCGCAATCGCAGGCTCCCGCGTCGCCTGTGGAGCCGGGCGTGCAGCAAGGCGACCCGTGGGCCCAAACGATGCCCGCAACGCCGGGCTCGGGCTTCGGCGCTTCCACCGATTTCCCGTCAAACGATTCCGACCCTGAATTCTAAGGAGATTCAATGTCACGAAAGAAAAAGACCGATGGCGTGCAGGACGCCTTGATTCCCGACGAAATAACACCGCTCATGCTGCTCGCCCTGACAGCCAAGGCATCACGCATGAAGGACGCCGCGGCCGCGTTCCGCATCGCGGCCAGCAAGATGCTCGACCTGGCCACCAAGGACGAATACATCGAAAAATACAAGAACATCGACCCCATCACCGACGCCCTGTACGACGCCTGCGACCTCTCGCAGCACATCTTCGACGCCGCCAACGCGGTCAACGACCTCATCAACTATCCCGTCGAGGCCCGCGAGCGCGTGGTGAAGGCGGATATCGAGCGCAGTCTGCTGGATCCGTGGCGTGATTTGCCCACTTCGGGTGGGGATGTGGATCCGGATACCGGTGAGATCAAGGAGGGGTGAACCGTGGCAAAACGCAAGCACGGACGCCAGCAATTGGAGCATGAGCGCCAACGCCGTCGCAGGAAGCGTCTGCCGCACCTGCCCGCACATCAGAATCTCAGCACGTCTATCAAGGAGCAGTGACCCGATCAGTTGGCTATCAGCATCATCGACATCAACGTAAAGAACCTCATCCCGAACCCGAACAATCCCCGCAGGGACGTGGGCGATGTCACCGAACTCGCCGACAGCATCAAGGAACAGGGCCTGCAGCAGGCGCTCGTGGTCACACCCGACCACGAGGAGCACGGCGAGCGCCTGTTTCGTGTGGTGATCGGTCATCGTCGTTTGGCGGCGTGCAAGTTGGCTGGTTTGGAGTCTGTGCCGTGTGTGGTGCGTGAGTTGGATGCGAAGACCGAACGCGAGCTGATGCTGGTGGAGAATTGCCAGCGTTCCGATTTGACGCCGTTGGAGGAGGCTGACGGGTATCAGGGTCTGCTTGACCTGGGCGTGAACGTGGGTGAGTTGGCGTCGAAGACGGGTCGTAGCGAGTCGTTCGTGCGTGGCCGGTTGCGGATCGCTCGGATTCCGGCTGATGTGCGTTCCGGGTCGAAGGCGTTCGCGCAGTTGTCTCTGGCCCAGTTGGATGAGTTGGCGGAGTTCGAGGACCGGCCCGACATGATGGCTGAGTTGGCCTCGATGGCGGGCACCAAGAACTGGGATTGGAAGCGCGGCCAGCTGCGAAGCCGTATGCGCGTCGAGGACTGGCAGAAGCGTATGCGTCAAGTGCTTGACGGTTTGGGCCTGGTCGTGGATCCCGGGCCGTCTATATGGACGACTCCGGCGGGCTACCGGTATTACAGCACGTGGAGCGGCGAGCCCGACGAGTTCAAGCAATGGTATGGGCGGTGGCGCGAGAAGAACCCGTACGGCGAGCCGGTGATCCGATTCTCCGAGCGCAACGTATTGTGCTTCTCGCAGATGTCTCCCGAGGAGATCGCCAAACGCGACGCCGACAGCGAGCAGCGGGAGCGAAGGAACGCGGAAGACCGGGCGCTCTTGGTCAAACGCCAGGACTTCGACGCCCTGGCACGCGGCCTGCGCGCCGAGTGGGTCAAAACGCATGCCGCCGGATTCAACGGCGGCCAACTGCGCAAGGCCAACACCCGTCTGAGCCTGCTCGCCCTGACCGGGACCAACCTATGCGACGGCCTGATCGCAGGGGCCGGATGGAACAACCTCGACCACGTGCTCGACGCATACAACCTGCTCACCACCACGCCACTGCCATGCGACGACAAAAGAGACAGGGAAATGTGGCGCGAACAGAACCTCGCGGAACTCCGCCGCCGCCAGCACGTGGAGGGAGCCGCGAACAGGGAACTCCTGCTCACCCTCTGCGCACAACTCGAAACCCTCATCAAACCCGGCACATGGGCCGACGAGCGCGACATCGACCTCGCCCAAACCTACTACCAGGAGCTCGCCGACCTCGGATACCCCGTCTCGGACGAGGAAAACAAAGCACTCAAAGGCGAATATCTGCCCGAAGACGACGAGGCGGAGTGAGCCATGACATGGACCCAGATAGACGACGGACTCAACTTCAGCCCGCAGACCATGCCCGGCACGGTATCAAACGCCGCGCTGGGCCTATGGGTTCGCCTGTGCGTGCACACCGCGTACCAGCTGCGATTCCCCGCATTCGACGGCGCATTCGACCTCACCGTGGTGCGCTCGCTGAAAGGCAACGCACGACAGGTGACGGAACTGGAGGCCGCGGGAATGCTCGAACCGGCGCTCGCCGCCGGCCGGTGGATGGTGGTCGAGGCCGACACCCTGATGAAATTCGGCGGCACCTCCGGCAGCGAACTCAAGGAGAAAAGAGCCAAGGCCGGGCATGCCGGCGGCGTCGCTTCGGGCGAGGCTCGACGAAGCAAACGCGAAGCAAATGCTTCGAAGCAAAACGAAGCAATTGCTTCAAGCAAACCGCGAAGCAAAACCGAAGCAAACCATGAAGCAAAAGACGAAGCAAACCATGAAGCAAAACCGAAGCAAACGTCCGAAGCAAAACGAAGCAATTGCTTCGAAGCAAACGAAGCAACCGGTCCTAACCTAACCATACCTAGCCTTACCTCCCCTGTAGCCCCCTCCGCACCGAACGCCGAACCAAGTCCGGCCGTTCCCGGCCATGCCGGCACCGAATCCGGCCGAGCCACGCCGGCGTCGAGCCTCGCCGAGGCCGAAGCCCGCGTCCAAGCCGACCCGTTCGCCTTCGCCTGGGAGCAGTATCCGAGCCATACCGGAAACCGCGAGCAGGCCTCACGCCTGTGGCAGGCCATCACCGGCGACGACCCGACCGTGCCGCACGTCGAGGCCAGCCAACTGCTCGGGGCCGTCATCCGCTACGCCCAAGCCGTGCGCCAGGACGGCAACCGGTTCACGCCATCGATGCGCAAATGGCTCGAAAACCGGCAATACGTCAAATGGCTGGCAAGCGAACCCATCCGCACCGAATGGGGCGGCATCACACGCCAATGGCTCAGCCAGCACGCCATCAGCCTCGTGCCGGCAGGGGCATGGACGGACAGCGTCGAACAGACGTTCTGGGCCCACGTCAAAACCGGCGAGGACCCGGAGACCGTCGCCCAACGGCTCGTAAACGAAATCAACGAAAGAAGCCAAGCATCATGAGCGACAAGCCCAGCAGCCAGACCCTCAGGCTCGTGGAAGGCCGCGAGCGCCATCGGTGCATCGTGTGCGACCGGTACCTGCGGCTCGGCGAATGGCCCGGAGTGAGCCATCATCATCGCAAGCGCCGCTCGCAGACGTACGGCGATGCCGAACGGCACGCGGCGTCGAACATCGTCACCGTGTGCGGCATGGACAACTCGACCGGATGCCATGGGTGGATCCACCGGCACCCCGAACAGGCCCGAGCATTGGGCTACCTGCTCAAAAGCTACGACCCCGAGCCAAGCACAGTGCCCGTGTACAGCGTCCGGCGCGGCTGGATACTGCTCGACGCCGACGGCCAATGGACGCACTGCCCGCCACCCAAGGGAATGCCCCAACATCCCACCATCAACCGAAAGGAACAACCATGACCAGCAACACGGTCTGCGTGACCGGCGAAATCGACAACGTGGACTTCACCCGCGAGGACGGCACCAGCGTGACCATGCTCATCCCGCCCGACACACCCGTAGGCACCAGAACCATCATCATCCCGCAAGGCTTCACCCTCGCGGAACACCGGATCATCCGCGAGGCCATACAGGATGCGCTCGCCGACCACGGGGAGGAACTATGAGCCCCGAGAAACCCGATGCCCTGCTGTGGATGGACGTGGAGACCACCGGATTGGATACGAACAAGTGTTCGATACTGGAGATCGGCCTGCGCTGCACCAGCATGGACGCGATGCGAGAGCACGCACGCCTCGAAGCGGTCGTCCACATCAGCCGGGAGACCATGCTCTCCGCGCAACTGCCCGCCCTCGACCTGCATCTGAACAACGGGCTGCTCGCCCAATGCGAGACCAGCGACCCCGCCCACTGCTCACCCGAGGCAATCGCACTGGAAACCGTGAGATTCGTCAAGGACATGAACGGCATGTACACGCTGCACCCGGCGGGAACGAACATCCAACACTTCGACCTGCCCATGATCCTCAGATTCTGCGAACCCGTGGAACGCATCGACGACCTACTCTCCTACCGGGCACTCGACCTGACCACGCTGAGGCTCACCGCCAAGTCACTCGGCCGAGACCCCTACACACACAGGGAGAAACCCACGCACCGCGTCCACGACTGTTTGGACCGGGACATCAACGAATACCGGCACTACCTCACACTCATGACGCCACCGGCGCTCGCGGCAAAGGAGGACCGGTCATGAAGCCACGCTGCATCATCTGCCGCAAACCCGTGCCCGACCATCACACCCGCTGTGTCAAACACTGGCTTGACGAGCAAGACCAATGGATGGAGGACGACCAACCAGCCCGCGAACATTGCACACCACGAAGGAGCCCACTATGAGCTGCACGGCACGAATCTGGACGCAAGACCAACTCGAACAGGCGCTCGCGAGCGCCTGCGTGCTGGAGGGCGTGAGCATCCTGCACCGTTTCCAGCAAGCGGATAAGGACCGCCGCAACCTCAAGGCAGTGGCCAAAACCATGTACGAGACCAGCGGAGAACCCACCATCGTGGAGGACGACGATGAGTGACCTCACCCAACAGGCATTGACGGCGCTCGCCGACGCGGGACTGGGCAACGAGTCAGCCGCCGAAGCGTTCGTCGTCGGCTACCAGGCCGGCTGGGACAAGGCGCTCAACCTGGCCATCAGCATCGAAAACGAACTCAACTCGGACGAGCCCACGGACGAGGAGATCGAGACCTGCGCTCGAGGGTTCTTCGAGGACACACCCGGCCCCACCAACTGGGACGCCGTCAGCGAAGTCTCCAAACAGGCATGGCTGCACGCGGCCAAAAAGGCGCTCGCAGCTGTCAACGCCATGAAAACGAAGGAACAACAATGAACGAGAACACAACCCTCACCGACATCATCGACGCGGCGCTCGCCGCCGGATGCCAGATCAGCGTGACCATCACTCCCAAAGACTTCTACAACGAATCACAGGAGCCGGAGGAATGAACGTGAGCGAAAGCATCGACTGGCGGCATTCCACGCCGGGAGAGCTTGACCTGCACCGGTTCATCGGACTCACGAGGAGAGGCCAAACACTGGACGGCTATCTCTCCTGCTTCATGCAGAACGGCTGGTGGACACTCACCGACGCCGACAATCTCGCCACCGTCATCAAACCGGACGCCAACGGAAACCCCACACTCAACACCGAACTCTTCCGCTCCATCAACGTACTCAAGGAAATACGACCATGAAAAAAACTACACTAGTCCACCACAGAACTACATTAATCACCACCGGTTTTTATAGCGCGCTCGCCGGAGGCACCCGATGAGGCGCGAAAGCTGGTCGGTGGAATCCACCATCGGACTCCTGTTCACCATCATCATCGCGATACTGGCACTCGCCATCGTATCCGCCATCGGCCTGGCCGCGTACGCCGCGATGGACACCGGCCCCAGCCAGCGCATCGTGCAGCAGGTGGAGACCACGGGCGACGTTCGCCGCCTATGCATCGAGGCTCGAACCGGCGAGCGCGTCGATGCCATGTCATGCGACTTGATTGATCCGCATACGGGAGGTGTTGCGAAGTGACGAGTCAGGCGATACGCGACAAGGTGCTCGCATGGCACGGGCGCGGCTACGGCGCGACGGATACGGCCCGTCAATTGGGTCTGCCGTTGGAGGAGGTGCGCGCGATCATCCGCGAGGGCGACGGTCGGCCGAAACCGCCATGCAAGGTCGAGTTCATCGAACCGCCGCTGTTCGAGGAATGAACTGAAATACCAGATAAAAACGAAACCCTCCACACGAGGCGGAGGGCATGTCAGCAAACAACCAGTTTAGCCGATGTGGAGGGGTTTCGTGAACTGCCAGAACTGCAACACCATAATCGAAAACGGGTACGCGCTGTGCACGGCGTGCGAGCTGCGCTTCGCCGGCACGCTCCTGCGACTCGCGCGCGACGTCACGCCGTTGCACGACTCGCTGGACGCGACCCTGCATCCGGGCGGGCACGCGCCCGTCAGGATCCAGACGGCCACTCCCCCGACTCCTATCAGGCTTGACGTGCTCGACCTGCTGGACATGCTCGATGCGACGGCGCGCGAACTGTGGCGTTGCTTGGATGTCATCGATGCCTTGGATTGGCACAAGGATCCACGCATGGAGGACCTCGAGGCCACGCTTATCGACTGTGCGGGCCATCCCAGGCTCGCCACGTTCGCGGATGCCGGCTTCTACATGGCGACCATCAACGGCATCGCCCGGAAAATCGACCTCACGTTGGATCCGCCAGAGCAGCGACGCGAGATCGGCACGTGCGAGCTGTGCGCCACGATGCTCACCGCAGGCGCGGCAGACCAGTGGGTTACCTGTCCCGTGTGCGGACGGGAACAGCGAGCGCAGACGGTCAAACTGCGTAGGCTCAAGACGTTGTGTTGGGATGATTCCAGGCGAGGGTCGGCGGCTGAGATAGCCAAGGCGTTCACGGATGCAGGGATACCGGTGCGTAGGGGTACGCTCAACGTGTGGGTCAACCGAGGCAAGCTGCCCTCCAGCCCTCAGGGCCTCGCCTATTGCGACGTGTACCGACTCGTGATCGGCGGAGCGGCTTGACAAAATTGTCACTGTAACCGATGATTGCAGTGGCAGAAGTGTCGAAAAACCCAGCTCACGTGGCTGGGTTTTCGCGTATCTGACCGCATTGCATGGGGCGAGAGTACTCCGCCGGCACGTCCAAAGCGCCGGTGATGTTCGCCCCGCCACTCTTTTCATTTGATTGTGAGGCGATGACGCCATGACAATGCCGGGCATGCCGACCATCAGCCTGCGGATCACGTGCAAGGGGAACACCCTCGGCGACATCGACGCCCTGCCCGTGCCCGTGAGCGTCACCCCGTCCGGCCATCTCGTGGTCGACCCCCTCGAACCGGTCATGCGCCGGGCCGTGCAGGCGTTCGTGGACGCCTGGCAGCGGTCGTGCGACAAGGCCGGGTTATGAGCGGCCGCCGGGGCAACACCCGTCATGCCAATGGCTGGCGACGCCAGCAGGTCGTGGCCCGCGTGCTGGCGGCCTACGACACGTGCCACCTGTGCGGCCGGCCCGTGGACAAATCATTGCCGCCGGGATTGCCGGGCTCGCCCGAGGTGGACGAGATCATCCCGGTCAGCAAGGGCGGCTCGCCCTACCTGTTCTCCAACTGCCGGCTCGCGCACCGCTGGTGCAACCGCGTCCGCTCCAACCACAGCGTCGCGTGGGCGCGCGAACACATCAAACAAACATTCGAACAGGGGCACACGGCCGACCTGAAGGCCACCTCGATGCCATTGGTGACAAGCGGCGACTGGTGACGTGGGGAGGAGACCCGTCCGCCCCGGTCGAAGCCCCCTCGGGCGCAGGGCCGATATCTCCCCGGCATGTCAAAACGTAACGCCTTGGACGGCCGTTACGTTATCCCGTTACGTTTTTGGAGGTGAGCGCGGTGATCTGCGAGGAATGCGGCCAGCCGTTCACCCCGTCCGGCCGTGGAAAGAAAGCGAAATACTGTTCGGCCAAATGCAAGCAGCGCGCCTACCGCAAGGCCAAGCGCATGAGCCGCGTCACCACCCCTCCCGCCCCGGCCGGTGACGCGGAACATGAGCCAGAGGCGATGGACGCCCTCACCGCCGCCGATTTCGAGGCGATGATGAACGACGGGCCCGAGGACTACGTGAGCGTGCTCAAACGCACGCAGGCCCGGCTCAAGGAAGCCATGTTCAGCGCCGGCACCCCGCCGGGCAGCCTGACCGGCATCAGCAAGCAGCTGCTCGCCCTGACCCGCGAAATCGAACGGCTCGAAGGCAACCCCGCACAAGGCATGACGACGCAAGAAGATCCGGAGGACGACGACGATGACGGAGAATTCCGACCCGAAGCTATCTGAGGTCGCACGACACATCGTCATGCCCTCCGGCATCGTCACCAGCATGTTCCTCAAGGTCAACAAGCGCGCCAAAGCATGCGGCATCCGCTACGACCGCTGGCAGCAGGGACTGCTGACGCTCATCCTCGGCCGAAGAGCAGACGGCACGTTCGCCGCCTCCGTCGGCGGCGTGGTGTTGAGCATCTGCCGCCAGACCGGCAAGACCTTCACCGTCTCCAGCCTCGTGGTCATCCTGTGCACGCTCATCCCGAACCTGACCGTCATCTGGACCGCGCACCACAACCGTACCAACAGCAACACGTTCGACCACGTGCGCACCCTGGTACGCAACCCCGCGCTCATCGGATACCTCGACCACTCCGGCCGCACCGACGGCGTGCGCGGCGGCAACGGCATGCAGGAAATCACCTTCGCCAACGGCAGCAAGATACTGTTCGGCGCACGAGCCCAGGGCTTCGCCCGAGGCAACGACGCCGTAGACATCATCGTGTTCGACGAAGCACAGATCCTGACCGAACAGGCCATCAGCGACATGGTGCCCGCCACCAACACCAGCCCCAACGCGCTCGTCCTCTACATCGGCACCCCACCGCGCCCCGCCGACCCCGGCGAAGCGTTCACGGAACGCCGCCGCCAGGCGCTCGCCGGCGAGGACGACATGCTCTACGTGGAATTCTCCGCCGACCGCGACGCCGACAGCGACGACCGCGCCCAATGGAGGAAAGCCAACCCGAGCTTCCCGCGCCGCACCAGCGAAACCAGCATGCTGCGCATGCAACGCCAGCTCGGCAAGGACAGCTTCCGCCGCGAGGCACTGGGCATCTGGGATGAAACCGCCACCAATCGGGCCATCAACCCCGAACAATGGACGAAAGCCGCCACCGGCACACCCAACATCAAAGGACTGATCGGATACGCGCTCGACATGAAACCCGACCGCAGCTCGCTGGCCATCGGCGGAGCCGTCAACCACAGGGACGGCACCGCGCACATCGAACTGCGCCGCTTCGAGTCCACCCAATCCAAAGGCACCCAATGGGCGGTCGACTACATCGCCGACCACTGGCCGCGCACAGCAAGCGTGGTCATCGACTCGCAATCACCCGCCATGAGCCTGCTGGCCGACCTCAAAGCCCGGCACGTGAAAGTCATCGTCACCAACTACAGCGACATGGGCCGCGCCTGCGGCAAATTCCTCGACATGCTCAGAGACGGCAAACTCACCCACCTGCCGGACGACAAAGCACCGGCGCTCGCCACGGCCGTGGCCAACGCCACCACACGCAGCATCGGCAAATCCGGCGCCGTCGGATGGAACCCGATGGGCAGCGACATCGACATAAGCCCGCTCGTGGCATGCACGCTCGCCCTCTACGGCACCACCATAACCAAACGAGACCCGGACCGAGTACAGGAGGTCATGATCGGATGAGCGAACAATCCATCAGCTTCGGCAACCCCTACCTGTCCACAGGCTCCTCGTCCGTGACACACATCGCCAACGTACCCGACAACGACATGACGGACATCACCCGCCTACTGGAACTCTGGCGCAACAAATACCCACGCAACCTGCTACGCTCCGCGTTCTACGACGCCAAACAACGATTCAACAACCTCGGCATCAGCATCCCGAACATCGTCGCCCAGAAAGCCGGCGTCGTGGTCGGCTGGCCACAGAAAAGCGTGCGCGCGCTCGCCGACAAGAGCGTGTTCGAGGGATTCGAGACCGCCGCCGGGGCCGACAACCACGGCATCGACGAGATCATGCGCATGAACGAGCTCGAAACCGACATGAGCGAGGCCGTCATCAGCTGCTACAAGCACTCCTGCAGCTTCCTGACCATCGACTACGACCCGGACGACAACGAGCGCATCCTCATCACCCCGCGCTCGGCCGACTGGTCCGCCGCACTATGGGACAACGAACGCCGACGCATCAAAGCCGCGCTGACCATCACCGACAGCGACAAATGGGGCAACATCACCGCATTCAACGCATGGCTGCCCGGCCGCAACTACGCCTGCATGAAAACCGGATACGGGTGGGAAGCGGAACCCCAATACAACCGGCTCGACCGCGTGGCCGTGGTGCCCATCGTCTACGACAAGCAGATGGACCGCCCCTTCGGCCGCTCACGCATCAACCGCGCCCTCATGAACCTGACCGACATGGCCATGCGCACTATGGTCCGCATGGAAGCGTCCGCCGAATTCTACTCGGTCCCAAAAATATGGTTCCTCGGCCTGAGCCGCGAATCCTTCCAACAGGACACGTGGAGCGCGCTCGTCAGCAGCATCAACGCGATCAGCCGCGACATCAACGGCGACATCCCCGAACTCAAACAGGTCTCCCAGGCATCGATGCAACCCCACGGCGACATGCTCGAAACCATAGCCATGCTCGCCTCGGCCGAAACCGACATCCCACCCGAACAACTCGGCATACGACTGGCCAACCCCACCAGCGCCGAAGCGCTCGCCGCCGCCGAGAACCAGCTGACGCGCACCGCGAACCGGCAGAACCGCATGTTCTCCCGCCAGCTCCTCAACGCCATGGGCATGGCCGTGCAATTGCGCGACAACAGCCCGCAGCCGCCAGACCTGACCGGCATCCGCCCCCTGTGGGCGCCGACCCGCGAAGTAAGCGACGCGGCGCGCGCCGACTACTACACGAAGGTCGCCGGCGTGAACGGCGACTGGGCGGATTCCGACGTGGGACTGGCCAAGCTCGGACTCACGGCCGGCGAGCTCCAATCGTTCCGCGCCTACCAGCAGCGGATGAAGGCGCAGAGGAACATCGAGCAGCTCAGACAGCAGCGGATGAACCCGCAGGACACGGAGGCGGCTGATGGCAGCGAATCCGAAGGCCCCGCCGGAACTGCAGCCGCTGTTGGACAGGGCGTACAGGGACTACCAGACCGACCTTGACAACCTCAGGGAGAGCGCGGCCGACGTCATCGAGAACATGGTCGACCGCGACCCTTTGAACGTCAAGGACGCGATCCGCGACTTCTCCCGAGACGCCTCCCAGCTGGCGAACGAATACTACGACACCGTGCGCGGCCTGTGGAGCGAATACGCGGGCGTCCGGCTCGACGACTTCGACCACACGCGGCTCATCGACCCCGACCGCGCCCTCTGGCAGGTGCAGGGCGGCTTCAACAACACCGACTACAACGGCCTGACCTACACGCAGGTCAAGAACGGGCAGTCGCGCGCGGGACTCACGATCGACGACCTGTGGCCCGATCTGGGCAACCCGGATGACGCGATGCAGTTCGTCGCCGACATGGTCAACGCCGCCGCACGCCTGACCACCCAACGCAACATGCGCATCGACCCGTCGAAACCACGATGGGCGAGAGTGCCGCGTGGAGCAAGGACATGCGCGTTCTGCACCATGCTCGCATCACGGGGCTTCACCTACCTGAGCGAGGACTCGGCAGGCTTGGAGATGCAATACCACCGGGACTGCGACTGCCAGATCGTCCCCAGCTGGGGCCGCCAGACACTCGCCGGATACAACCCCGAACGGCTCACCGCCATGTGGCAGGAAGCCAGCAAGGGAGGTGGCGACTACCGGGAGAAGCTCAAGCGCATGCGCCGGGACAATCCCATGGCGTTCACGGACGGCGTCTACCCGACGCCGACCATGCCGTGGGAGCAGTCCGTCAGACTCCTGTCAATGAAGGGAGAGCCAAAAGGCACTGCGGAATCCTGGTACCGGCGCCAGCTCGCCGTCGGCGTCGACCCGAGCAGGGAAATCCTCGAACGGCACGAGATCGTGTTCCTCGAGAAGTTCCAGAAGCTGGGCGAGGAATACGAGTGGATACCGAAAAGCCATGATGGCAAGCCCAGCAACGACTTCCACTGGCTGAGCCACGAATGCGACGCCGAACTGAAATCACCGGCAAGCCTGAAATACAGGAACGTGGCCCAACGCATCAACGACGCCGTCGTCGGCGGCGTCGAACAGGGCGTTGTCAAGGACGTGTTTGTACTGGACTTCGGAAGCACGAAACTGCCCGACAAGTTCGTCAACCAACTGTCGCTGTACAACGCCCGTCATGAATCCCACATCAAAGAGCTGTGGGTGTTCGACTCGGAAGGATTCCACCAAATCGTATTGAAATAGAAGAACGGGGATAACCCCCCGGATTATGTGCCGGTCTCAAGAGCCGGTTACGTGGGATCCCCGTTACCTCGATTCTACCATACGGCGGGTTGCCAGAGAGGCCGATCGGGGCCGACTGTAAATCGGCTGCATCACGCCACGCAGGTTCGAATCCTGCACCCGCCACTCCACACCACCCGCACGGGTGGTTTTTTATGCCCGGAACGGGCCCATCAACCACAAAGGAGAACCATCATGCACGACATGCCGCACTGGCACCGATTCCGCAACAACCTTCGTCTCATCGATTCCGGCGCGGGCGAAGGCGGCTCCGGCGACCCCGCAACGGGAGACCCGGCCGACACCGGCGAGGACATCGACTGGAAGGCGAAGTTCGAGGAGCAGCGCGCCCACTCGCGCAAATGGGAGCAGCGCGCCAAGGACAACAGCAAGGCCGCCGAGGAACTGCAACAGTTCAAGGACTCGCAGCTGTCCGAAGCCGAGAAGGCCGCCAAACGCATCAAGGAACTCGAAGCCGCCAACGCCGCCTACGAGGCGGAGAAACAACGAAACGAGTGGAAGGCGCAGGTCTCCAAGGAGACCGGAGTGCCAGCCTCGCTGCTGCACGGCGACACGCTCGAGGCCATGACCGCGAACGCGAAGGCCATCGACCAGTACGCGCACCCCAAGCCCAAGGGCATGCCCAACCAGGGCAAGACCCCCGACGGCAAGGCCGCAGGAGCCGACGAACGCGCATGGGCCGACGACCTGTTCTCCAACCTCTAAACGCAATCATCCCCCAGAAAGGAACAACATCATGGCAATGGACACCAGCAAACTCCACCTGCCCAAGACCGTCGCCACGGCCGTCGTCAACAAGGTCAAGGAGACATCGACCATCGCGGCCCTGTCCCCGAGCAGCCCGCAGATCTTCACCGACAAGGAATACATGATCTTCAACGGCGCCGCCGAGGCCGACGTGACCGCCGAAGGCCAGACCAAGAGCTCCTACGAGCAAGACCTGAACTACGTGAGCGGCAAGACGTTCAAGGTGCAGACCACCACACGAGTCACCAGCGAGCTCAAATGGGCCGACGAGGACAACCGCTTCCAGATCATCCAGTCCATCCAGGCCGACCAGGCCGAGGCCATCGGCCGCGCCCTCGACTACGTCGTCTACCACGCCATCAACCCCAAGACCGGCGAACCCCTCACCGGATTCGACGCGCTCACGGCCCGCGCCATGCAGGTCACCGCCGGAGACGACGACATCACCAACGTCGACAACCTGGCCGACCAGCTCAACGAGACCTACGACATCAACGGCATCGCCATCAGCCGCACGTGGGCCTCCCGCCTGCGCAAGATCCGCGTACCCGCCACCGGCATGCGCTACTACCCGGAGATCCCGCTCAACCTGCAGGTCGGCACCCTCGACGGCATCAAGGCCGCCACCAGCGCCACCGTCAACGGGGCCAAGGCCAAGACACCCACCCACGTGCTCGCCATCATGGGCGATTTCAGCCTCATCAAATGGGGCATGGTGCGCGACATCACGTCCGAGATCATCCCCTACGGCGACCCCGACCAGACCGGCGTCGACCTCAAAGCCCACAACCAGATCGCCTACCGCACCGAGGCCATGTTCTCCTACGCGGTCATCGAACCTAAGGCGTTCGCCGTGCTCAAGACCTCCACGGAAGAAGGCGCCTGATGAGCGCGTTCACCCAGGACTTCATCATCCAGCCGGCAGGCAGGAAGAAACACAAGACCTGTCTCTTATACACATCTGACGCTGCCGACGATATGCAGTGTGT